AATTTAGTTAGTTTTGATAAATTTCCTATTTCTTTTGGTAATTCTGTTAATTGATTATCAGATAAAATCAATACTTTTAGACCTGATAAATTTCCTATTTCTTTTGGTAATTCTGTTAATTGATTATATCTTAAATCCAGTGCTTGTAGACTTGATAAATTTCCTATTTCTTCTGGTAACTCTGTTAATTGATTATTATTTAAAACCAATTTAATTAGACCTGATAAATTTCCTATTTCTTTTGGTAATTTTGTTAATTGATTATGAGTTAAATCCAGTGCTTTTAGACCTGATAAATTTCCTATTTCTTTTGGTAATTTTGTTAATTGATTATGAGTTAAATCCAGTGCTTTTAGACCTGATAAATTTCCTATTTCTTCTGGTAACTCTTTTAATTGATTATTATTTAAATACAGTGCTTTTAGACCTAATAAATTTCCTATTTCTTCTGGTAACTCTGTTAATTGATTATCATTTAAAACCAATTTAATTAGACCTGATAAATTTCCTATTTCTTCTGGTAACTCTTTTAATTGATTATTATTTAAATCCAATTCAGTTAGTTTTGATAATTTTCCTATTTTTTTTGGTAGTTCTTTTAAATGATTATTATTTAAATCCAATTCAGTTAGTTTTGATAATTTTCCTATTTCTTTTGGTAATTCTGTTAATTGATTATTATTTAAAACCAATTTAATTAGTTTTAATAAATTTCCTATTTCTTCTGGTAACTCTTTTAATTTATTATCATTTAAATCCAATTCAGTTAGTTTTGATAATTTTCCTATTTCTTTTGGTAATTTTGTTAATTGATTATGAGTTAAATCCAGTGCTTGTAGACTTGATAAATTTCCTATTTCTGATGGTAATTCTTCTAATTCATTAAAACTTACATTCAATCGTTTTATTTCGGTAAAAAATGTTTTTAATATATATTCTTCTTTTTTTAATGCATTTAATATTTGTTTAGACAATTCTTTTATATAATTATCTTTCCAGTTTATACCTTTAAAAATATTATTATATAATATGCTAAAATCATCAGTTTTATCTTCTATTTTTTCTATTTTTTCTGTTTGTGAATAATACAACATATCACCATGTCCTGGTTTAAAAAACACTGTTAATTGATTATCAAGTAAAAATTCTATTTCATCTTCATTTTCATCAATAATTTCTATAGTAATTTTTGATGATATTTTTTCAAGTATTTCTGATATTTCGTTTTCATTACAATTTAAAATTGTTTTTAGAACAAATATTATATTTTTTAAGTTATTATTTATATCACCATTTTTATCATACGAACTAACTTCTTTTTCTTCTTCGTCAGTTTTTTTCAGATTACTTACTATTTCTAACCACGATTTTGTAGTGTTTGTTATATTTTTTAGTTGTTCTTCCATTGTATTGTATTTATAATAAAATGTTTTTAACTCTTCAGAAAATTCTTTCTTTACAATAAAATTCCCTTTCTCTTTATCTATAAAATAATAATTTAATAAATTTAATAGTGTTGTTTCTCCACATGTAGAAAAACTGTACTTTTTACCATCTTTCTTTTCAAAATCGATATTTAAATATTCTAATTTTTTAAATTTACCAATGTTCATTAGAAAATTATCTATAATATCTTTATTCTCATCATTATCAGAAGAAGTATCTAATTTATCTTTATATTCATGGAAATATTCTGATTTTATAAAATATAATAAATAATGTCTCATTATGCATTTTCTTATATCAGAATCTATACACACACTGTAATATATGAACTTTTTTATTTCTTTTTTTATTATTTCACTTTCTTCTTCCTTCTTCTCTTCTTTTTCTTTCGCTTCTTCTCTTTTTCTATTTTCTTTTGCTGTTTTTATACACTCAATTAAAATTTTCTTGTATTTTGATTCAGATTTAGATATAATTTCCGAGATTTTCGAGATTTCAGTTTTTATTTCTAAATCACTGATTATTTTTTCTGCGTCTTCTATTCGTTTGATTATTATTCTATTTTCTTTTTCTTCTAATTTTTTTATTTTATTTATATACATTGTTTCAGTGTGTTGGTTTTTATAATAAGGACTTTTTCTTTCGTTACAATTTAAAATTATTTTACTTTTATTAATGTTAATATCATCAATTAATTTTTCAAATTCATCATATAACCCTGATATAATTATAAGTCCAAGTATCGTAGATTTATTGCAAAAAATTTCATTTATATTATTATCCCTGTGAAAATTAAATAGTTCTTTAATAAAATCAAAAGTATCATTATTTTTATCATTTGTTGTTTTAAACATTTTAAAAGAAGAAATTGTGTATATAAATGATTTATCATTAAATAATTTTATATTTTCAATATAATTATTAAGTTTAATTTTTGATGGTAATGATGGATGTAGAGGTGGAGTAGTCGATGGTAATGGTGAAGGATCCATACCATCACATTTCCTTTTTAAAGGAGAACGCCTTGATTTTTTATTTAAAGGAGAACGTCTTGATTTTCTATTTAAAAGAGAACGTCTTGATTTTCTATTTAAAAGAGAACGTCTTGATTTTCTATTTAAAAGAGAACGTCTTGATTTTCTATTTAAATAAGAATGTCTTGATTTTCTATTTAAAGGAGAACCTCTTGATTTTCTATCTAAATAAGAATGTCTTGATTTTCTATTTAAATAAGAACGTCTTGATTTTTTATTTAAAGGAGAACATCTTGATTTTTTATTTAATATCATTTATTATTATTGTAAATAAATAAATTTTCAAAAAATAATGAAAATTGAAAAAATAAAAAAAAATGTAATTAGATAAAAAAAAATAAGAATGATTAATGTTTTATTAGTGGGTCCCGCGAATTCGGGAAAAACAGTTTATATAAAGAGAGTGAATACAGGTGAATTTAATAAAAATTATGACATGACTAAAATTCCAGAAATGTCAATAATAAAATTTCTGAGTAACAAAGGTTACATTGAATTCGCCGTACATGATTTTTCATGTAATATTGATATTAATAAAGAAATTTTAAATTTAAAAAAAACTAAAAGCATTGATGCTATTATCACTATGTTTGAATTAAGTAATATTTCATCTTTTCATGAAAGCTTGAAAATAATAAAAAATATCAAACAAACTTTAGATGAACAAGAATTTAATAAAATTCCTAAAGTTTTGGTGGGTAATAAATATGATGTTAAACCAAAAAGAGTAAATCAACAAATGATTTCAGAGTATATTACAAATAAAGAAGTGTATGGAAACTTTCAATATTACCCAGTTTCAGCAAGAAGTTGTTTTAATTTTGAAATACCATTTTTGTATATAAGTAAAAAACTTATAGGACATGATATAATATTTGAAGAAGATTTGGTAGATTTTGACGATGATAAGTTCGAATATTTAGACAATGATTATGAGTAAAAAAATTGATTTTTTTAGAATTTTTTTCTATAAAGAAAACAGATTATTAAAAACAAACATGTCAGGAGTTTCAAAACTATTAACTAAGTATTTCGAAGATTTTCTCACCAAGTGTGATAAGGAAAATAAAGAAGAAATATTGAAACATTTCAAGTCTAAGGATGTAAAGAAGGATCTAGATGATTTTGTAGCCAAAAACAATATTAGAAAGAGAAAAAGTGACTCGGATATAGATTCTGACTTGCCTAAGAAACCTTTGTCTGCTTATTTTATCTTTTGTAAGGAAAAGAGACCATTACTAAAGGATTCAGGAGTTGATAGTGATATTAAGTCAATGACCGAAGCTTTATCTAAGATGTGGAAAGAAGTAAAGGAAAAGGGCGGAGACGAGTTGAAAAAATACGACGAAATGTCTAATAAAATGAAGAGTGAATATTTAGAAAAAATGATCGAGTATAAAAAGAAGCATAATATTGTTGAAGTTGAGAAACCGAAAACTGCTTTTTTCTACTACAAGCAAGCCAACTTAGATAAGATAAAGTCTGAATTTCCTGGAATTACGAATGGTGAAATTCATAAAAAGATGCAAGCTAAGTGGAAAGAACTTCAATCTGAAAAATGCGAAACTGTAAAGAAGTTTATTGATATGTCTAATAAACACAAAGAAATGGGTACTGCTCCTGTATCATCAATCAAACAAGATGAAAATGATGATGTTGAAGTTCCAAGTTCACCAAACGAATCACCTATTCGCACTTTACAAAAGAAAAAGAAGGAAAAAAAGGATGATGCGTCTAAGAAGAAAAAGAAGAAGAAAGAAGTAGAAGATGATAATAATCAGTAAATATATTTTTTTCAGTTATATTCTTTTATATTAAAAAACAACCCTTTATTTTTATAATTTATATAATTATAAAATATAATTCTCATTTATTCTTTTATTTTGAAATCTTTGATTTTTTTCAGTACTGATTCATTTTTACTGAAATTTACAGCTTCATTTTTAGCCTGTAATTTAATGGATTCTAATTGATTTTTTATACCTTCCATATTTGTTGAAAATTTAGATGTAATACCGTCAGTTATACCATCCTTTAGCTCAGTCATTTTATTATTTAAACCATTTACACTGCTACTTATATCACCAACAATTTTCGTACTAAGTACATCTACTTTATTACCTAAATTTTCTGTTAGTTTAGAACTTAATCCATCCACTTTACTACCTATATTTTCTGATAGTTTAGAACTTAATCCATCCACTTTACTACCTAAATTTTCTGTTAGTTTAGAACCAAGTACATCAACTTTACTATTTAAATTATCTGATAGTGTGGAACTTAGTCCATCTACTTTATTACTTATATTCTCTGATAGTTTAGAACCAAGTCCATCAACTTTAATATTTAAATTCTCTGATAGTTTAGAACCAAGTCCATCAACTTTACTACTTATATTTTCTGATATTTTAGAACTTAGTCCATCCACTTTACTACTTATATTTTCTGATATTTTAGAACTTAGTCCATCTACTTTAATATTTAAATTATCATTTATATTTGAAACCTTTTCAGAAATTCCATTGTTTATTTCTGAAAATTTCTCAGTTATTTCTTCTGATAATTTATTTTGTAATCTATTTGATATATCGTCTGAAATTTTTGAACTTAATTCATCTGTATTTAATAGTAATGAAGATGAAACATCATCATTTAGTGTGGTATCTTTTTTAACTTCTTTAGAAGACGGAGAATTAAAATAAAAATACCAAATTAAGAAAAATGCTAATACTATTAATCCTAAAAATATTAAATTCTTCATAGTAAACCATGATTTTTTAGCTGATTTCTTAAGAATAGGTTTTATTTTTTGATTCAATATTTCTTCACGTTGCATTTGTTGTGTAAAATTATCTATATTTGGTGGAATATCTTTGATGTTAACTAAAACTTTACATTCAACAGGCTCACTTGATTTTAATAATAAAAAATAGTTTTGGTAAATATTTTTATCAGATACTATTTTACCAGAAATAAATCCTTCAGCTTTTTGATAAACAATAGGTTCTTCAGAATCTAACATTTCCTGAGTGACAACTAATGCTTCAAATGATTTTCCATCTACTGCTTCAATTTGAAATTCTAATTCAAAATTTATTTTGTCTTTATTGAGATCAATCAATTGTTTTATGTTATTTAAATTATATGTCGTCATTATATTTGTCATTTTTTTTTCTTTTAATTAAATCTTTAAATACTAAATTATCACTTTTAGTTCATCATATCCACCTATAAATTTACCTTCTGAAAAAATTTTGGGAAATGTTAGGTGATTTTTGTTAAATTTTGTTTTTACTATATTATTCCAAAAATTTTTATCTTCTACGTCATTAAATTCTAATTCAAGTAGATTTATTTTATAACCTTTTTTTTTTAGTAATTTTTTTGCCTCATCACAGCTAAAACAACCTTTTAAAGTTATTATTTGAAATATTTTTTTTTTATTTTTTTTGTTTAAAGATTTCATCTTCATTTTTTTTATTTTATATAAAAAAATAAAAAAAAAAATTTTTTTTACACTAAGTAAAAAACAAGTAATAAAAATACTAATAATAAAATTTTTACTATATTATCTGTCTTATTTTTTTTTAAATTATTATCACAATGAAAATTTTCTTTTATAATTTCACCAGCAATGAATTTATAAAAATTAGGAAAAAATTTGACTGAATAAACACTATTATTTTTCAGAATATTCATATCTTTAATATTTCCAAGAGCTAATTGTTCTAATGTTGTTTCCTTGATTCCATTGTCACGTATTTGCCATAAATTTTGAATTATTAGATCTTCCTTTTCGTAAAGTAAAGGATAATCTAAAAATAATCTTATAGCAGGAATATTTGGAAAACCAACGATCACATTTTCTTCAATTTCACAATGATTACTCCCTCTCAAAATTTTAAAATATCCTTTATCACCCCATTCAGATCCCCAAGAATTTCTAACTATCCAGTATTTTTTACCATTTTCTTCACCCCATCCCATTAAAACAATTGCATGACCTCCAACTTTTGTAGAAAATCCGTTATATTCATAAATACCAATTCCATTCCAATCTATAAAATCTTGATAAACCATCATTCCAGAAGTACAAGGTCCCCATTTATAAATTTCTTTTCTTATATTATATTCACTACCCTGTGGTTTTGTTTTATCTTCAGATTTAGTTCCTGGAACTAAATAAAATCCGCCTGCTCTATGTGAAATCATTCTTTTTTTTGTTGCAGGGCAAACATCATATGTTAAAGATGATAATTCACTGCATGAGTAATATAAATCATCTGTATTAGTTAAATCAACTGTATCATCACCAACATCTTCTTCGTCTCCATAATGAAAACAATCATTTTCTGGAACACCATATCGATATAAAAATTGCCATGCATTTATTAAATTTTCACCCGAACATCCATATGTTATATCTTCATTTTTTTTATCCTCATTTTTTTTAAAATCATAATATACCCCCTTACTTAATTCCATTTTTAAATTTTCTAACAAATTATAATTTATACTTTCTTTAGTTGTTATACCACAGAATATCATTTTTGCTGGTGACAAAATATAGTTATATTTACCCTTTGAATATATCGATAAACGCGTCTCAAGTGCAAAAACACTTGAAAAAGCCCAACATGAACCACATATTCCTTGAGCTCTTACGTCCGATATATAATTACTCCAAACTTTTCGACCATCAAATTCTTGCGGTATATCATATTCAAATATTGTTTTTTCAGTTGCGATATTTTGTTGTAAAAGAATACTAAACTTTGCCTTAAAAGATGAAGATGATGCCAAATCTGTACCAACTGATTTATAACCTCTATTTCTCATTCTACTTTCTTCGTTAGTTTTCTTTTTTTTTTCTTTTTTTTCAGGACTTAAACTACGCTGTACTCGACCTTTTTTTTCATCACTTATTTTTACCTGTTGTTGAACTGCTTTCGGTGTAATATCAACTGTTTTTTTTGCGGATGATTGTCTTGCCAATTTTCTTGCTTTCTGTACTGATTTATCAACGCGAACTATTTCACTATCAACATCTAATAAATTTTTTAATATATTCAATGTATTTTGATTTACCGTCTGTTCCATTTTTCTTCTCTGTGATAGATAGCCTAAATCCAATCTTGATTGTTGAGAAACATTCTGAACTTCGCTAACTGCTTCATTTGTATTTAAATTTGTATTCAATAATAGTCCAGGATTATATCTTTTTTGTATTGTAATTCTATCAGGATTATTCGTACCGGATGATGTTGAATTGTTATTTATACTAGGATTGGAATTTTGTATATTACAATTACTACATGAACTTGGATTACTTATAGGCATTTATTTATTATAAAATATATTATTTTTTATAATATATTTAAATCGAAAAAAAATGATTTTTTTTCACAATTTAAGGAAATAAAATCATATACGAAACAAAAAAAATGTCGGTTAGTTCGTTTAATAAGAGTGACGAAGAAGTTATAATTTATAATGGATCAAGAGGAAAAGATTTCAAAGAGTTAATTTTTAATTTACTGAAAAAAGCTAAATTAAAAACACACTATATAAATATTCTATTGGATGAAAATAGTTTAGAATATTATAATAAAGCATTTACATCTGATACTGCAGATATTGAAAACAACTATGAAGTTTTTGAACAACTTGGTGATATCACTGCTAACAAATTTATAGTTTGGTATATGCATAGGAGATTTCCGAAACTAATGTGTTCACAGGGTGTAAAAGTTGTGGCTAGACTAAGAATCAACTATGGAGCAAAACAATCTTTTTCAAACATTGCAGATAAGTTGGGATTTTGGGATTTCATCACTGCATCCGAGGAAGAAAGAAGTAGATGTAAAAAGCCTCTGCTTGAAGATACGTTCGAGGCATTTATTGGTGTTACTGAATATTTAATAGATACTAAAATTAGAGAATGTGTAGGATATTCAGTAGTTTATAATATTTTAGAAAATTTGTTTAATGAAATTCAAATATCCTTAAAATATGAAGACTTGTATGATGCAAAGACAAGATTAAAGGAATTATTTGATTTTTATGGAGTCGAGGTTTTAGGAACAATAAAATATGAATCTTTAAAAAACATGGAAGAAAAAATCACTTGTGCAACAATAACACAGTGTAAAGGTAATGAGAGAATTCTTTTAGGCGAAGGAGTTGCATCACTTAAAATAGATGCTGAACAAAGGGCTGCATTGAAAGCAATAGAATTTTTAAAAAGGAGAGGATTTAGTAAAACAGTTCCAGAAATATATTCATTCTTTTCGTAAAAAAAATAATAAAGTAAATAGATATATTTTTCATTATTTTATAAAAAGTATTTCATTTTTCAAAGATACAATTTTTGAAAAAAAAAGAAGAAAAAAGAAAAATTTTCAGAAAAAAAAAAGAAAAAAAAAGAAAAAAAAAGAAGAAAAAAAGAAAAATTTTCAGATTTTAAGAAGGTG